TTATCGCTGATGCAGGACACGGAGAAGGGTTCTGTATCGGTAACATCATTAAATACGCTCAAAGGTATGGTAAGAAGGGCGGATTTAATAGAAACGACTTGACAAAAGTCGCTCATTATGTTATTATTATGTTATACTTACATGATAATCATTACAACCGTGAATCTCAAGGAGAACACAATGAAGTTAAGTGAAAGCACAGTATCGTTCCTGAAGAACTATGCTAATATCAATCAAAGTTTAGAGTTTCGTGAGGGTAGCACTCTCAGAACTGTTTCCCCTCTAAACACAATTCTGGCCTCTGTTGAGATCAGCGAAGACTTCCCTAAGACGTTTCCTATCTATGAACTGAATCGTTTTCTTGGAACTCTTTCTTTATTTAAAGACCCCGAATTGGTTTTTTCGGATAGTAGTGTGTCAATAAAAGACGGTAACCACGAATCGACATATCATTATTGTGGTAGTAGTTCAATGTTTCAGACTCCACCTGAGAAAGAAATTGACTTTCCAGATGCGGAAGTTTCTTTTGAGTTGTCTGAAGATATTTTCAAGAAGACTATCAATGCCGCTAACACTCTTGGATTACCAGAAGTTGTTATACAAGGCGATGGAAGTGAAATTCGTATTCTTGTGGCGGATACTGGAAATACAACATCCGATTCTTTTTCAACTACTGTTGGTTCAACTGACAAGACTTTCCGAATGATATTCAAGATGGAAAATCTCAATAAGTTGATGGAGGGTACATATGATGTTCGCCTTTCTTCTAAACGAATATCTCACTTCAAACGTCAATCCGATACTTTAAACTACTGGATTGCTTTGGAAGCAAACTCATCCTATGATGAGTAATTTGAATTTAATTTATATTATGAAAGTGAAATATTATGGCAAAAGATTCTCTATTGTGGGTGGAAAAATATCGCCCACCTACAATCTCAGAATGTGTTCTATCGGATAAAATCAAGGGAACACTATCTGATTTGACTAAAGACGGAAAAGTTCCCAATCTTTTATTATCTGGTTCAGCAGGAGTTGGTAAAACAACTGTTGCTAGAGCACTATGTGAACAAACCAATTCCGATTACATAATCATCAATGGTTCGGATGAGGGTAGAATGATCGATACTCTCAGAAATAAGATGACACAATTTTGTTCTACCACATCTTTATCTGGTAGTTCAAGAAAAGTTGTTATCGTTGATGAAGCAGACTACTCAAATCCCGATTCTGTCCAACCAGCAATGAGAGGATTCATTGAGAAGTTTGCTGATAACTGTTCTTTCATCTTCACTTGTAATTACAAAAATCGTATTATTGAACCGATACATTCCCGATGTGCGGTTGTAGATTTTGTTCTCGGCAAAGATGAAAAACCAGAGATAGCATCTAAGTTCATGGAAAGATGCGAACATATTCTTAACTCTGAGAATGTGGTTCACGACAAGAGAGTTGTTGCAGAACTTATCAACAAACATTTTCCTGACTTTCGTAGAGTAATCAACGAACTTCAAAGATATTCAACTTCTGGTAATATCGATTCTGGTATTCTAGCGAATATTGGTGAAATGAATTTGACTCAATTAATTTCATCTCTGAGAGAAAAGAATTTTCAGAACATGAGAAAGTGGGTTGCTACTAATGTTGACAATGACCCTGCTACTGTCTATCGTAAAATCTATGACAAACTATATGAAGTATTGGAAAAATCTTCCATACCACAAGCGGTATTGATTATCGCGGATTATCAGTATAAATCTGCATTTGTTGCAGACCAAGAGATTAACTTGGTCGCATGCCTGATTGAACTGATGTCGGAATGTGAGTTTGTATGAACCCATTTGACTTCATAAATCAAATCAATCATGGTAAGAAGAACTTGATTGATGAAACGCCAATACTTGAGAAGGAGTATAACTCCTTTATTATAAATCGTGGTTTAAGTTTCAACCACGATACTGCTCTGTTCGCTAATGAAATGAACTTTCGCAACCACCTAGATTCAAAACTTCAGTTTGACTTTTTACTAAATACAATAAGACCCAAAAAAAGATGGGGTAAATGGATTAAACGTGAAAATAATGATGTTCTTGAATTGATCAAGAAATATTACAATTGTAGTTACGAAAAAGCAAGAGATTATTCTACATTGCTGGATGACTCACAATTAGACATTATTCGACAAAATATTGAATTAGGTGGTTTGAAAGGAACAAAATGAGCGAAGCTATCATCCAAGCGATGATTGAAGTGAAGTTAAAAGAACCCGATGATTTTCTCAAAGTAAGAGAAACCCTCACAAGAATCGGTATTGCATCACGCAAAGAAAAAACATTATTTCAATCGTGTCATATTCTCCATAAACAAGGAAAATATTACATAGTACATTTCAAAGAATTATTTTCATTAGACGGAAAAACATCCAACTTTTCAGAGAATGATGAAGCACGGAGAAATACCGTTGCTAATTTACTTTCTGAATGGGAATTAATATCTTTGGTAGAACCAGAAAAATCAGCAGAACCTACAGTTCCATTGAGTCAACTCAAGATTCTTTCTTTTAAAGAGAAGGATGAATGGGAATTGACACCGAAATATAATATAGGAAACAAAAAGGAAGCTGACAATGAGAATGACAAGTGATTTATATTTTTTCAAAACGAGTCCAGAAGTAAAAGAACCATTTCGTGCTACGGTAGGTTCTGCTTGTTTTGATATGTGTTCATTTTTACCTGAGAGTTCAGAAGTAAGTGTTTATATGAATTCTCATGAACAGTTGGACAAAAGAAACAGAAAAGTAGTAGATGGAAGAGTTCAGATCAATCCTCACGAAAGAGCATTGATTCCTACTGGATTGATTTTTGACATTCCAAGTGGTCACTCTGTTCGTTTATATCCAAGATCGAGCCTTGCATTGAAACAAGGCTTGACACTTGCTAACAACGTGGGCATTATCGATTCTGATTATGTCGAACCAGTTTATATGATGGTTTATAACATAAGTGGATATCAACAATTTGTATCCGATGGAATCCGTATATGTCAGGCAGAAATGGTAAAGGATTTGCCATATATTATTATGAAAAGTGATGTTCGCCCAGAACAAAAAACTGATAGAGATGGAGGATTCGGTTCAACTGGAAAGGACTAACTTGGCTTATATTTTACACAAATGGACGGTTGCTACTGTTCAAGTCGTTTACTACATACCAGACTATTTACACGTTGTGAATGAGTTTATGTGGCAGACAGAAGACCAAGTTCCCGAATATCCCCGCTGTAAGCGATTTCTCGATTTTTGGGATAAGAATATTGACGGGCCGATTAAAGAAGCTTACATTTACGATCAAGGTCAAAGTAAAGTCAGGATGGTAGACCGAAAATTTAAAATGAACTAGAATAAAACTATATTATGTCCGAAGAAAAAGATAACACTCAAGTAGAATATAAAGAAGAGAGACAGATGGGCAAGGCTGCAAGTCTTGCTATGGAACTCTCTAAAGAAAAGAAACGTCTGCAAGAAGAACTTGAGGATATGCAGGCACAGTTTGAAGAAGTCTCCCCTAGTACACCTTCTGGTGGCCCAGACAGTTATCTCAAATGGATAGGTGTGGTTGCTGCCGTATTTGGAATATTTCTACAAAATGCAGGACTACCAATATATGGTCAAATTTTTTACATAGTTGGTGCGTGTAGTTGGACAGCTGTAGGATTTTACTGGAATGATAAAGCAGTTATGTTAGGTAGTGTGATTCCAGCAACTTCCGTGGCGATGAGTCTGATACAAAAAACAGTAGAAATGTACAGGTAATGAAGAAAAAACTTGACAAAGAGTCGATGTATTGTTATAATATAAGTATAGTGAGTGAGGAAAGGGATTGACCCTTTCATTTTTTAATATTAAGCGAGATTATATTATGAATAATTTAAAAATATTTTTGGAAACAACCTTTGTAGATGTAAGGTCTTCAAAAAGGACTGATGAATTACATGATTCAATTTTATCAGAACTTCTTAAAAAATATCCAAGATATAAAAAGTATGATTGGAAGTTTGAATATAATCTTAGAGGCGATGCATATGGTGGATCATTTAAGATTGATATTCTTGGTTTTAATAAAAACGGTTTTCCTAAAATTGCAATTTTATGTAAGTGCAATAACTCTAATATTGGAAAAAATATTTATAATTTTACCAATACAACTATTGGCGAATCTGCGAGATTAATGCATTCAGAATATAAATTTGAAAAGATTTTGTTTGTTA